CCTTAAAACCCGATATAATCGGATCCAAAGCCAAGTCTGAAACCAGCTTTTTACCAGCATTTACCGCAGAGTTTGTAATATTCTGAAGAGCTGTTACAGCCATGACTTCAAGCGCGGAGAATTTCAAGCGAACAGATTCTACACCGTTCGAGAGTCCTCCCATATCGACCCGACAAGCCGCCTTGCTGATATTCTCAAAGCCTTTTGCACTATCCTCGAACTTGAGGCTTTTCTTCAGCTTGTCCAGTGTTGACATACTCGTGCTAACATTCTTTTCGAAGTTTGCATTGTCAAACCGCATCTCGACGACTCTCTGGTCGATCGTTTTGCTCATAGCTTTGTAACCTCCTTCCATGCTTTCTCAGCAAGTTCGTCAAAGATCGGCTGGATAGCAGGGTTGATATAATCACGCCCCTCTACCCAGCCGCCATTACGAGTTCCATGCCCGTATTGCAGAATAATCGCAATCGGTACGCCTTTGACGATATGCGAGTTTGTAAACGTGATCCTGGCGGACCCTTTTTTGTTTACAATCTCATAGTCCCAGCTTGCAGCAGTTTCGCCGCTGTCGACTGGGGTTGCCGCCGACAAAGCAGCGACACCTTTCTGCCCGTATCGATCGAGCAGGCCCAACCCAACAGCTTCCTTCACACGTTCCAGAAACCGGGTCGCCTTGGAAAAGTCGCCTTTTTGTCGAAATGTAACCATTTTGAATTTTCATCCTTTCGAGTGAGCTCGCCGACGTCGAGCAGCATTTAATGCAGCATTCTGTTTAAGAATGTTGCGCTGACTTTGCTTTTTAGGCGGTTGGTTCTTCGCATTACAGACACGAATAAGCATCAGCAAGCGATTTAAATGCCATTTCTGGCATTCAAACGGAATTTGCAGAGCCACCATCCAATAATAGATCAGCTCACTGGTAACAATTTCTGTACCTCGATGACCTTTCTGTTCTTCACGGATGGTGGTGGCACTCCGTTTCGCGTCAATGTAAGCGTTCACATCTCTGAAATTTTTCGCAGATAACCGGTCATAAACATCGGCAGGAACATTCGAATTTAATGTCATACAACGAATGTAATCGATCGTTTCCTCTACGGTTTTCTGTTCTTTCGAAAGGAACGGTTTTTCCCACTTCGATTCCCATTTGGCAAGGGAAATTAACGAGTGTTCCAGTTGTAAACAGACAGGGGGCTTTGCTGGAACAAACTCTTCTTTCTGCTCGTCCCAGCCTTCAACCCCCTGTACTGTAATTACGAGCATTATTTAATCGACTTTCGGAATGATGCCGTTGATGAAGGCCGCAGCTTTCTGATCATCCTGCGCCAATTCCATGTAAATGTCGGAATATGCCTGCGTCTGGGTGAACTCCGTCGTGAGTTCGTCGGACTTGATAAAACGTCTGCCATCATCGCTCTTCACGCCGTATGCCTTCAGAACGACTTCCTTAAAAAGCTTCGCCAGTGCAGGAACATCCTTGGCAGCCGTGATCTTCTCTACCATCTTACTGAGACCGCCAGTCACGCCCAGCTCCCACTCAGCGAGCTCTGCTTTGGTCAGGTTGAAATAGAACGTCTCTTCGCGTTCTACACCGTTGAAATCAATGTACTTTTTGGTAATAGGCAGCATAATATAACCCCTTTCAGTTATGAAAACAAAAATAAGAGGGAGCCTCGCATTGAGACTCCCTCGCTGGAAAATAGTTAGGTGGTCTTGAAGTGCGCCAGAACTTCTGCCGGAAGCGGCAGCTTCGGAGCAACAGCATCGTGAGCCTCTTCCGACGTTGCAGCCTTGCCATAAAGGATTTCTTCGAAAGACTTGAGCTTCGCAGCATCGACCTTCGTAGAATCGATCGTAACAATGGCAGTCGGCTTGAATCCTGCGACGTCAACCGGCGTGCAGGTGAATTCCCAAGAGAACTCAATGGCTTCCGGCGAATCGTTGACTGTGCTGTATGCACGCTCGGAAGCGGAAGCAAGGCAACCATAGATCAGGTGCAGCTTATAACCGTGGCTATCGCCTTCGGTGTCATTGCCGATACGAGTACGATAGCACAGACCGAAAGTTGCTCTCGGCTGCTGGCCAATCGTAATGCCTGCTTCCAGATCTGCGGAGCCGTCGCAAGCCTTCCACTCGTCCGGATACATGTAGGCGGTGATAGTGCCGCCCAGATCCTCATTGGACATCAGGGTAAGATACTTGATGTTGTCGGCATACAGCGCCGTCGGCTCTGCACCAGACGGAGTTTCCGTCACACCAGTCAGACCATTCCATGCAACACCATTATCATAGGCCTTGGTGGTCTTATTAAAGGGATACAGAACACCACGATCCGTACCGGTTTCAAACAGGCGTTCCGATACCTGATCCCATTCGATATTGAACATATCAGTTCCTCCTCTTAAAAGTAGATTTCAAACACGTCATGATTGAGGTTATCCTGCACATAATGTCGGTCGAAATAGCAATAAGGAAGCATGCTGACACGGTTTACAATCTCACTATCCGGATCACTATCGATAACCGTGACTGTATAACGGATTCGGCGATTATAATTTCCATTATCAGCATGCTTTACAGCCATATCACTTCGCTCATAGCGAATAGCAGGATACCTCATTTGGGTATTGCTAGGCGGCTGGAAATAGACATTGCCATTACCCAGAATCTCCCGAAAGATTTTTCCGAGCTCAGCCCGTCGGTCCATTCCAAATCCCTCCTGTCGAAAGAATCAACCGTGGATACTTGACCTCCACGGACGTGATCTTCCATTTTGCCCCCATAAAGGTGACATAGCGCATAGAATGAAAATTCTCATTGGCATACGGATCGGATACAATGCTGATCTCATTGCCAATAGTGATATTGTCATTCACCTGGGAATTACCATCCAGACGCCGAGTGTTACGAATCAAATCGCCGCAGTATGTACGCTCGACGATCTGCTCTTCCCAAACATCCGGACGGACTTCGACAGTCACAGCATACCCGATAGTTCCGTAAAATTTAGCCATTTTGAATTTTTACGCCGTGTACTCGCCAGTATGGACAGTTACGGCCGCAGCAGTGTTTGCGAGTACATCATAGATGGTCACATCGAGGCACTTCTTGGCCGTATTCTCCTTAAACGCCGCTACCGGATAGAACGCCTTTTCGTAGGAAACCACAGCAAGGCCTTTTGTGCAGAGTTCCATCATGGTGTCCTTGTCGATCTTCACGGTGCAGCCAGAATCGGCGTAGATGAAGTTGTCACTCTTCTTCGCGTAAACGGTAACAGTCTTCAGGAACTTCTGGTCAGCGTTTGCATAGTTCATTACAAGTTTCATATCTATAACCTCCTGTCAAAAATTAGCCCGTCACGTCCTCTTCCAGGGCGATGAAAGACTTAACGCGGGTGTTTGCACCAGAGCAGCGAGTCTCAAGCAGGCTCTTCTCCTGGTTGAAATCGATATCGAAATCCGTGAAATGCGTGATTTCGCCGCCCTTGGTTGCACCGACAGAGTAGTCAGCCAGATTGCCCATCAGGCCGAGAAGCTTCTTGGCCTTGCCGCCATCAGTGCGGGTCTTGCCCTCAAACTGCTCAACCGTGATGATCTCGCCAACGTTCAGTGCAGCAGCCAGATCACTGACCTTGTCATAAATACGACGGCCGTTCATATCACGGGCAAGCAGCATCACGTTCACCAGATGCGGGGTGCAGTAGAAGTCCGGAGTGCCGGAGCCCTTATACTTCTCGCGAGCATACAGCAGAGACTGGATCACAGCTTCTGCATAAATGTAATTCTCGCCGAAGTTTGCGGCGGTATTGGTTCCCTGAAGAGAAGCCCTCATACCGGTGATGTCCACGTCAGCATGAATGGTGTAAAGCTCATCATCCTGCCAGATCGGACGGATCTTGTCTTCAGCAATCTTGCCCTCAGCACCGACCTCACGGCCGTCGCCAATCATGATGGCGGTAGCGAGTTCTTCATTCAGGTTCATGCGATCGATAGTGTAGAGATACTGAACGACATCGAAATCCTGAATGTCGATGATGTCATCACGATCGATCTTGCTCTTAACATAGATAGTCTGGGGATCAGTCGTTCTGTGAATCAGCTTGAAGTTGCCGACTTCGCCCTTCAGTGTGCCCTTCTTATAACCTTGGGCGCGCAGCTCTTCGATGTTACGGAGATCAGCCTGACGGGTACGGATGCGAGAGATCGGGCTCTTATGAACCTTCTGCAGAACCTTCTGGATCCAGCCCTGGTCAGTAGTGAGCATTTCAGGTGCTCCCATACGAACATCCTTGTAGTCCGGGAACAGCTGGCTGATGTTCTCAATGCCATGCGCCAGAACACTGTCCGGATTCTGTTCAGCAAACAGATCCATTGCATGCTGCAGGCTGCCGATAGTGCTGGTCTTGGCCATGCTAATGATTGCGGTCTGATCGGTGTAAGAGAGGACGTTCTCCTCATCCTGCCGATCATTGTCAAAGACATTATGCTTCATAGTGTTATCCTCCTCGTTATTATCGGATTTTTTGGTTTCTTCGCCGGCAGCGATACCTTCGGCAACCAGCGCAAGCAGAACATTCTTCTGTTTCTCAGACATAGAATTCAGGACGTCCTGCACAGTTTCTTCATCGTCTTTCTTGTCCTCTTCAGACGAATCTGTCTTTGCTTCATCAGCATGCTGCAGTTCAGCATCTTCGGAATCCTCATCACTATCGGCATGGGCAAGTTGAATATTATCTTTGTCCAGCACAAACAGGATCTCAGCTTCCTGAGTTGCCTCATCATCATGCTGAATGACAGAGTCAATGTAGGCGCCGGGATTTGCACCGGCAAGAACGAGACTAAGTTCACGAATAACACCGTGCACTACATTAGTTCCGTTCTGTACGAGGTCGTTTGCCCAAATGGACAATGCGCAAACATCGCCATTATCGACAAGCTTTTTACCGGCACGGCCGGAGTCAGTGTCATTGAAATAGCCATAGGCGTATACGCCATCTGCTCGATTTTCGAGATAGGCATGCCCAAGAACACTCGTGACACTGTTATGCTGATGCCCCCAACAGAGCGGCACTTTCTCGCCGTCCTGATCCTTAAAAGCATCAGGCATGATCACACGCTTATCTCTGCATGTGATATTGGCTTTCGTAGCATAGCCATGAAAGTCACAATCAGGGTATTTCAGTTTCATACGTGAATCGGTGCTCCTCTCATGTAGTAACTAAGATCTTTCTTGGTTTTCTTGCTGCTGGAAGATTTCTTTGAGCCAGAACGACTAGCTTTTGATTTCTGGAATGCAGGATTCGCCTTAATCTTCTCAAGTTCAGATAGGTACTTATCGTCGTATTCTGTCTTAAGATTCTCATTGGTTTCTTTCTGTGCAGTCCGGAGAGACTTACTATGAGCTTGGAATTCAGCATTCAGACGTTCTCGTTCGGCGGCGTTTTGTTCACGCAAGACTGAAATATTGGCCGTAATACGGTCTCTGTTCTTCTGTTTATCTGCAGATGACATGGCACTAAGTTTTGCTTTCAGCCGATCAATCTGACTCTGCATCGCCGCTTTATGTGCTTCAATGTTTGACTTCTTCTGCTCACGAAGTTTATCGATCTGGTTTGTTGTATCTTCTTTATTGGCTTCGACTTTTGCTTTATGTTCCGTCGTAAGCTGTTCTTTCACATAACTTGCAGCAGCTTTTCCTTCATCGTTCAAGCCAGCCGTGGAAGTACGACCCTTCAGTTCACGGTGTTTCATGTAATACTCATGGGCTTTCACCGGATCATAGTAAGGACTGGCATAGTGAAGAATATCATTAGTCATGTATCCAGCTCCTTTTCCAAATCGTCCAGCTGTGCATCAAGCGCTGTCTCATACTCTTCCTGAGTCATAGACTGTCCATTTTGATTTTCTACTTTGTTATCAAGCAAGGCTTGATCTGCCTCAGACTGATTGATGTTGCTGTTACGGAGTTCATCAGCACGAGGGTCGTCCGACGGTCTCATGCCGATAATCGAACGAAATTCGTTCTTTGTCATGATCTCGTTACGAGTGAACTTATCAGCAATTTCTGCAATCTGGGAGACCGGTGCAAGCTTGAACGGATCACGGAAGAAAGAGATTGCCTGCTTCTGCGTTCTGGCAGTCTTGGTGAGGAATGTCCTTGTCATCTCATCGGCGATGGCTGAGAGAATAGGCTCAACTGTCCGATTATGATAGTTAAGCATCGTTTCTTCATTCGCTGTGCCATCCATGACACTCTCTGTAATGCCAAGCTGGGAATACAGCATCTTTGTCAGATACTCGATCTGGCTCATCAGATTGTTTTCTACCCCACGGTTAAGCTGCGTGATATGCTCGGTACCGTCGGTATAGGCAATGCCGTATTTTGAGCCTGAGAGCTGCTGTTCGATATCTCGTCTGCGCTGTTCAGCCTGTTCTTTTCGAGCCTGTGACTTAATGACATATGGAAGCTGGATAATCAAATCGAGCTTGCCGGAACCACTCTGCTCATCGATGGCATCCAGAATGTTCAACTTACGGATAAGGCGCTGCATAGTGGAGTTCGGTTCATTCATAACCGCAAACAGAGGATTTTCAATAATCGCTGTGTATTTTTTTGCCACAACGACTTCTTCAAATCGTCCAGTCGTCTCGTTATAAAGCCTGACTCGCACATGCTGAGGCATCCATTCCAGAATCTTTCCTGTCCGCAAGGAATAGATTTTGTAGCTGCTATTATCGTCCGGATCGAAATCTGCTTCGACTGGGACAACTGCTACGCATCCTTCATCAAGCATGGACATTACAATATCCTGCCGCAACGCTCGTCCTGTCTGGTCAAGATTCGCTTCCACTGTCAAGCATTGGTGCAGGGTATCATCGATGTATTCCAGAAAATGACCATTTTCGTCTACACGAGCATGGACAAGACTGATTGCCGAAACATCCAATGCAATGCGGTTACAAATGGCTGTCACAATTGATCTCTCATGGCCTCGTGTCATACGAATTCGGTCAGGACGATATCCGTAACTAGATCCGGAATATGACACTCCTTGATAACTTGTGGGATCTCGATTCATAAAAATATTCCAAGCTCGTTTGAACTTGGAACCAAGTGTTTCTTTCATCGAATGTTCATCACCTCCTGCAATAGAGATCTCTATGTTCACGCCATATCGACGGACTTCTTCTTGTAGGCAATCCGTCCAGAAGACCAAATGCCATTTTTCAGCTGACTCATGTCATAGTTAGGAGTCGCAAGTGCCATATGAACACCAAGTTCTCCTCGCTTTGCCACAAACTGCACGACCTTGCCTGATGGCGCTCTTAAATCTGTTACAGCCGTGTTCATCAGCTCAGCCATCCGACGGTTATAAGCATTGATCGCCGTATTGCTGATTCGTCCGCGTGAATTATAAGAAGAGGCATCGCGAAGCAGCTGATTTCCATACTCGTCTAGCTCTCCCGATACCTTTTTGTGCGCATTTTTTACAATTTTGTCGTAATTCTTCTTAGCCCACTTATTGTCCTTTTTGTCGAGTCTCCTCTGACCGGCAGGGGTAAGCGAGCCGTCTGGATTCTGGTAGCGCCGTACGCCCCATTTCATTCCGATGATCCCGTGATGGGATAAATACACGTCCATAGCGTCACCACCTTTATTCAAATGCGTCTTTATTATGTTTATAGGCAATATAGGCATCCATCATTGCCGCGACAGAGTCGATCTTTTCGTCGTGTCTCTTCTTCAGCAGCTTTCGGTTGCCATTCGTATCTTCCAAAGTAATACAGT